CAACAAAAATAGGTAACAAACATGCATTAGGTAAAACTTGGACACTATCCGAAGAATCTAAAAAAAATGTAAGCGAATCTAAAAAAGGTTTCAAACACACCGATGAAACAAAAAGAAAACTCAGTGAAAAAGCAAAATTACGAACAGGTAGAAAAAATTCACCAGAAACGATAGAAAAAATGAGAATTGCAGCAAAAAACAGAATAAGAAAGGTAGGAACCTAAAATTGCTACCTCTCAATATTTCAACAACTATAATGCACGATATGATGAACAAAGATTGGTGGAAGATTTAATCACAGAATCCATACAAATAATGGGATTTCAGGCATATTACCTACCAAATAACAACAGTCAAGCCAGAGACTTAATCTATGGTGAAGACCCGGTTAAGAAATTCAATACAGCATTTCCATTAGAAATGTATCTTTCTTCTGCAAATGATTACATGGGTGAAAAAGAAATGTTCACCAAATTTGGTTTGGAAATTCGTAACCAAGTCACTGTTATTGTTTCTAAACGTGCATTCTCACAAAGAGTACCACAAAATACTTTTACAAGACCACGTGAAGGTGATTTAATATATGTTCCATTTCTAAATGGTACCGGTGAGCTATATGAAATTAAGTTCACAAATCAAACTAAAGACTTCTTTATGTTAGGCCGTAAAGTTCCATATTACTATGAATTGGAACTTGAGAAATTCAAATACTCACAGGAAACTATTACTACTGGTATTCCTGATATTGATTCTGTTGTTACAGATTCCGCTTATACTTTGACATTAAACACTGGTGCCGGTACAGGTTCATATACAACAACAGAAATTGTATATCAATCTCCAGATTCTACTTTGGCGAATGCAACATCATATGGCACAGTACAATCTTGGTTACCACACGCAAACACACTATCAATAACAAACATTTTTGGTGTATTCATTGATGGTCATACAATTATTGGCCAATCAAGCAATGCACATTTTGTATTACAAACATTTGATCCATTGTTTAATCCTGCAAGAAAAGAAGCATACGATAATCAATTAACGGTTACAACTGCACAACCTTACATCAATACATCAGAAACTAATCCGATTGGTGGTCTATAATGGCAGATACAACCTACAATAGAATGATTCGCAAACTGACAGTTGCATTTGGTGACTTGTTCAGTAATATTACATTGGTTCGTTATAATCCGGATGAATCTGAACAAGAAAGATTTATTGTCCCACTTGATTATGCAGCCAAAGAATTGTATGTGGTCCGTCTAGAAGGTGATCCAAACTTAGACAAAAAAGTTCAAATGACATTACCTCGTATGTCTTATGAAATGAATGGATTGTCATATGACTCATCTAGAAAACAAATAACAAATATTAAAAACTTCTTTGGTTCAGGTTCTAATGTTACTTCACAATACATGCCGGTACCATATAATTTTGATTTTTCGTTGTACCTGTATGTAAGAAACATTGAAGATGGCAATCAAATTATTGAACACATTTTGCCATTCTTTGCACCAGATTACACTATCAAAGTGAATATGGTTCCTGAAATGGGAATCATTAAAGAAGTTCCTATTGTTTTAAACAACACCAATTACGAAGTAACTTATGAAGGTGATAGAGATTCTGACACCAGAATGGTTATCTGGACACTAAACTTCACGGTCAAAGGATTTATATTTGGTGCAAATTCAACCGCTGGTTTGATTAAAACATCCATTACAACTGTACACAATGACATCAACAACGGAAGCAACATTGTCTTTAATGTAAACCCAGGCGGTATTGGAAACTATAAAATTGGTGAAATGGTTTATCAAGGACCAACAGCAGCATTGGCCACAGCAACAGCAAAAGTTGTTTCATGGAGTTCAAATAACAAACAACTAATTGTGAGCAACTCACAAGGCAATTTTATTTCTAGTGCAAATCTTATGGGTCTGGTAACAAATTCAAATTGGACATTTAATTCATACAATGTTCAACCAAAAGAATATGCAAATATTACTATCACACCCAACCCAAGTAATGCTAACGCAACATCAAATTATACATATACCACCACAATAACTGAATATAACAATGTCTAACTTTGAAAAAAACATGGAAGAAATATTTGATGTTTCTTCCTCTGTAAAACCGGTGGTGCCTGTTGTAAAAAAACAACAGTTGCCGGTTACTGTATCAGAAGAAAACCTTGGAGAAGACTTGGTCGATGCGTATGAACAAACCAAGTCTAACTTACAAGATTTAATAGACCAAGGCAAAGATGCAATGGCTGAGATTCTACAGATTGCAAAAGATGGTCAACATCCAAGAGCATTTGAGGTGTATGGCACACTACTTAAAAACGTGGTAGATGCCAACAAAGAACTATTAGCAGTTCAAAAACAAATGCGTGATATGGATAAAAAAAATCAAAACTCAACAACAAATATTGACAAAGCAGCGTTCTTTGTTGGTTCAACATCCGAGTTGAATAAACTTATTAAGGGTATGAATGAGTGAAAATGATAAATAGGTGTATGTCGCCGGACTGGAACTCCGCACATACTCTAACATTGGAAAGGAATGTCAGCATGACTATTTATCACAAACACCATATTGTGCCTAAACACGCAGGAGGCACAAATGATTCTTCAAATTTAATAGAATTAACAATAGAAGAACACGCTGAGGCACACCGACTTCTATATGAAAAATATGGAAGATGGCAAGACGAAGTTGCTTGGAAATCGTTATCTAAACAAATAAGTTGTGCAGAAGCCACAAAAATAGCACAATCTCTTTCAAACAAAGGAAAAAATAATTACTTTCACCACACAAATGGAAATATAAATCCTATGTACGGCAAAAAAGGTGAGTTGAGTCCACATTTTGGCAAAAAACACAGCGAAGAAACAATTAAGAAAAAAAGAATGGCTTTGGTTGGTAGAACATATGAAGATTTACACGGAAAAGAGAAGGCTGAAGAAATTAAAAATAAATTTAGAAAACCTAAATCTGAAGAACATAAAGAAAAATTAAGAAAACCAAAACCAAAAGTTGTTTGTAGGTTAAAAGATAGGAAAGAAATGTCTTTGTGTAATTTTATGAATTGGATTAAAAATGGCAGAAGATAAAAATTCTTACCGCGATAATATTTTACTAAAGAAAGTTGGCATACAGATAAAATACACTCAAGAACAGGTTGAGGAGTATTTGAGATGTGCAAAAGATCCGGTTTATTTTGCAGAACACTACATTAAGATTGTCAACGTTGACCGTGGTTTGATGCCATTTGAAATGTGGGACTTCCAGAAGGACATGATTCGTCTGTTCCACAAGAATCGTTTTGCTATCACGAAGTGTCCTCGCCAGGTTGGTAAAACCACCACCTCCGTGGCGTACCTTCTTTGGTTGACACTGTTCAACGACACACAAAACGTGGCCGTCCTGGCCAACAAAGGTTCTCTCGCACGAGATATTCTTGCCAAGTACCAGTTGGCATATGAAAACTTACCAATGTGGTTGCAACAAGGTGTTGTAATCTGGAACAAAGGTAACGTAGAACTAGAAAATGGTTCTAAGATTCGTGCCGACTCAACATCTTCTGCTGCAATCCGAGGTGGTTCTTTTAACTGTGTATTCTTGGACGAGTTTGCTTTCGTTCCACCAAACATTGCCCATGAATTCTTCAACTCTGTTTACCCTGTAATTTCATCAGGTAAAACGACCAAGATTATTATTGTGTCTACACCAAACGGTATGAATCTGTTCTACAAGATGTGGATGGATGCAATTGGTAAGAAAAGTGATTATCGTCCTTTTGAAATTCATTGGTCCATGGTACCGGGTCGTGATGAAGCATGGAAAGAAGAAACAATTCGCAACACCTCAGAAGAACAATTCAGACAAGAGTTTGAGTGTGAATTCTTAGGTTCTACAAACACACTTATCTCTGGCCAAAAACTTGCACAAATGGCCTATATGGATCCTATCGCAAAACACGATAAGGTCAATGTGTATGAAATGCCTATCAAAGAAGATGGTGAAACACACAAAACAGACCACCTATATGCCATCTGTGTTGACGTTTCGGAAGGCAAAAACATGGACTCGTCTGCGTTTGTTGTCATGGATATCTCAGCAATGCCATATAAAATGGTGGCAACATATCATAGTTCGTCAATCCATCCAGTATTGTTTCCAACTGTAATCTACAATACTGCAAGGTTGTTCAACGATGCATATGTGTTGGTTGAAATTAACAACACACCACAAGTTGCAGATATTCTACATAATGAACTAGAGTATGAAAATCTATGGAAAGTATTTACTGGTAACAAGAAACCACAACAACTGTCTGCCGGCTTCGCAAGAGGTGTGCAGTTAGGTTTAAAAATGTCACCTCAAGTGAAACGTATAGGTTGTGCTAACTTGAAGATGTTGGTTGAGGGTGACAAGATGGTTATTAATGACTTTGATGTCATTTCAGAATTGACCACATTTGTACAGGACAAAAACTCATTTGCTGCTGAAGAAGGATCAAATGATGATTTGGTGATGTGTTTGGTAACATTCGCATGGGCCACAACACAAAAATACTTCAAAGAAATCGTCAGTCACGACATTCGTAAACAGTTCCAAGTGGAACATATGAACCAGATTGATGATGAAACTTTACCAGAACCAATCATTGAAGATGGTTTAAATCATGGACTTGAATTGATGGACGGAGATTTATGGGATTCATCGGTAGGTGGAGATACCTATGGTGCTTTCATACGAGATATGATGAGGAATCTCTAAAAATAGTGTTTCATAAATATTCAAATGGTATAAACTACCAAAAACAGAATAATTAAGGAGAAAAAAATAATGGCTCAAATCGCTCAATTATCTCCAGGCGTACTTGTAACAGAAACCAACTTGACAACAGTTGTACCTTCAGTTCTTACTACAGCCGGTGCATATGCAGGTAACTTTACTTGGGGTCCAGTTAACAAACTTACACCAATAGCTACTGAAAAAATTATGGTCAACACCTTGGGTGCACCAGACAGTAACACATATTCTTCGTTCTTTACCGCAGCGTCATTCTTGGCATACGGAAATAACTTGCAAATTGTACGTGCTGCAAATAGTGCAACATATAACGCAACATCTGGTACCACAGGTTTGCAAGTACAAAACGAGGATAAATTCCAATACACATACTTACCAAACGGTGCTGCAAACACTTATGGTCCTTTCATTGCACGTTATCCAGGTGCTTTGGGTAGTTCTTTGGTTGTTTCTGTTATTGACGCAGGTTCTGGTTTTGCCAACACAGCATCAATGAATAGTGGTTGGACTTATACAATTCCGAATGCATCTGGTACAACAACTACAATTGCAATTGGTGGTTATTTCTCTGGTCTACCAGGAACTTCATATCGTGCGAACACAGCCGGTGCAGCAAATGACCAAATTCACGTTGCAGTTATTGATGCTGGCGGACTGTTCTCAGGCACAAAAGGAACTGTTCTAGAAACATTCCCATATTTGTCTAAGGCAACAGACGGCGTTGATGCAAACGGACAATCTAACTACTATAAGCAAGCAATTTTCAACAACTCTAAGTTTATCTACGCTGTTGATCCTGTTTCTTATGCATTCACTTCTTCGGGATCAAAAGCTTGGGGTCAACCAACCGCAAACGTTTCTTTCCAAACTTTGTCTAGTGTACAAACAGTTGCACTAACTGGTGGTACAGACCAAGCAATTCAAGATGCAGACGTTATTACCGCACAAAGTTATTTTACTGATCCAACACAAGTAGCAATTTCTTTGTTGATGACTGGACCTTTTACAAGTACAGCCGTTCAAACAAACGCTATTAATATTGCATCCACACGTAAAGACTGTGTTGCGTTTGTTTCTCCACCACAAAACGCAGTTGTTAACAACTCTGGTAGTGAACAAACTAGCGTTCTATCTTGGATGAATGGATTGTCTTCTTTAACTGGTGGTCCAGCAGGTTCTTATGGATTTGCAGACTCTGGTTGGAAATACATGTTTGACAAATACAACAACACATATCGTTGGGTTCCATTGAATGGTGACGTTGCTGGTCTATGTGTATACACAGACACACAAAACAA